ACACCAGACCGTGGCCGGTGCCTTGCGACTCATGCAAGCCGTGCAGACATGCAGGTAATCCGCATTGTGCGAACGGTCGGCGAGGTGATGCCAGCGGCCATCGCTGTCCTTGCCGTAGCGCGTGTCGTCATTCGGCACACCCTCTGCCTCTAAGTAATTCCACACATCCTCATCGCTCCAATCGCGCAAGAGGAAAAGCTGGTCGGGCGCATCCGGCGTGCGGCGCACATCCATAGCCAACGGCAACTGGCCCTTGATCGGGTCCACGTCTGCCGACTTCTGGCCATGAAAGCATGCATCCCACGGCCAAGCAAAGGTGCCAAGCGGACGCTGCAACGCATCTATGCCGCACCGCCAAGGTTTGCCATCGGTCGGCGCCTGCGTTCCTACGGCCACCATGCACGCTGTCTGCTGGCCCCACTGCATGTATTTAAGGAAGTCAATCTGATGGGAACTATCCGGTGCCGTGCCGTCAGTCAGTGAGATGCGGCTGGGCGCCCAGTCATAGACATCCAGATCCCACTCGCGGATTAAACGATCACTCAGCTCATAGCGTTCCCGCATCCAAGGCTCCCGCCACTGGACGCAAGGCAGCTTCGCACCAACCTTATGAATGAGGAGATGCAAGAGCGCCGTCGAATCCTTGCCGCCAGACCACAAGACCACCGGATTACGGTATTGCCGCAACCAGTTCTCAGCCTTTCGGCAAGTGTCTGTGACAAGGTCGATCATTAGAGTGCCAACCCGGCGCCGGTGAGTAGCCCACCGCCGATTCCGCCCATCATTCCCATCATGCCCGACTGCCCCATGGCGCCTGACTGCATCGCCGCCGCCTGCATCGCGGCGTTGTTGTTGAGCACAGCGTTGCGGTTGGAGGCCAGCATGTTGGTATTAAAGCTGGCCACGTTGCCACTTTGCGTCAGCGAGTTGTTAAAGATGTTACTCACCTGACCCTGCGAAGTGCGCAGCGTATCGCCGCCGAGACCGAAGGCGGGACCGAGAGCCTGACGGTAGGGGTCCATCTCCATATACATCCCGCCGAGACCAATCCGCCGCTGACGGCGCGCCAGATCCATCTGGTTCACATTCGCCGCAAATCCACGCCGCGCATCTTCGGCTCCGAGGAAATACTGCTCGGCATCTTGAGCTGCGCCCCTGCGCGCCATCGTGCCTTGGCGGGCATACTGCTCCGCGCCAACGGCGAACTGGCGGCGCTCCGCTTCGCGTTGGCGGCCGAAGGAGTCACGATTGAGGATTTCGGCGGCGGTGCTGCCAAGGCCGGTTGCCAACCCTCTCGCAGCAAATGCGCCGCGAGCCGACTGCGCAGCGTCTCGCATCTCTTCGGCCGACAGCGAGCGTCCGAGTGCCAACTCGCGTTCCGCGTCCGTCAGGAGCTTCGACTCAATGGCAGTCGGGCCAGCGGCCAAGTCTCTTTGGGCATCATCGCGCAGTTGCCGCTGGATGGCCGTCGGACCGGCCCGCAGATCGCCAAGTCCGCGTTTTTGCAGCTCGGCCTCGATGGCACTGGGCGCGGACGCTGCTCGCAGCTCCTCGCCGACCACACCGCGTGTGCGGGCGAGGTATTCGTTGTTGAGCTTGCCAGCGAGCTGGTCGGCCGTCTGAAATTGCAGCGCGGTGTATTGCGGGTAAAGCCGCTTAATTGACTCCTCTTCAGCAGCGATCTGTGCATTGGCCACGCGGATCGACGCGGCGGCCATTTTATCGTAATCGATTGGCGCGGGCGCCGCTGGCACCGGTTGTGGCGCGGGTGCGCTTGGTCCTTTTCCTCCCATAGTATTATCCTCCTGTTTTCTTAATTAGTGTTTCCCACAAGTATACTCGCGGCTCAAAGCTCCCTCTGCGGCACCATGCCGCGTATTGCTGCGGATGCGGCGCCACGCGAAGGCACTCCCGCACAGGGTTTGCGCCAGCAGTGCCAGCAGCCAAAGTGACGAACCAGCAGTTGCTCTCACCGAGTTCAAAGTTTTGCTCCTCCGCATTCCACCGGCAGGCCTTGGCCAGCATGAAGCACTCGGGGCTGTTCCACACATAGCCCGCCGACAGATGCTCGCCGACCGCTTCCCAGAAGTCTTGAGTCGAGTGGTCGTCCCACCAGTGTTTTGCGCGTTGCCATGGGGTTATCATGCAGGGGCATTACTTCAATTCGTAAGAAAAGTTGAAGTAGTAGAAGGTCGCCGCCGTTCCGTGCGGCAAAAACCGGAACCGTATTTTTCCGGTGCCACTTGGGTAAACTTGCCCGAACCCGCTGGCCGGAGATGTCCCGCTGTCGCAATGGACGATAAATCCGGCTCCGTCATCGACACTTAGAAGCGACGTGTTTCTGGTGGCCAGACCGCCACCGCCGAATTGGGTGGTGTTCGGGCCGGTGGCCGTGAAGACGGTGCCGACGTTGTTGTCCGCAGCGCCGACCGTTGTGAAGTCCGAGCCGCCGACAAACAGGATTGTGTAGGCTGAACCCGCAACCAAGTCCCGAATCGGAAACGTCAGCAGGATCGGAGCCTCAATGTCAAACTGGCAGGCCGTTCCGGTTGCCGTAGGATTGATATTAAACCGGCCAAAGGCCGACACGGTGTTTCCAATGCGACTAAAGAAACACTGAGCTGGACTGACATCGTCAAGATTGACCATTGACCCACTTGCAACAACCGGCGTGAAGCGGTCTGTCATAAGCTGTGCCACATACGGGGCGCGCTTGATGCCAGAAGCAGCCGAGCCAAACCTAATTTGCTCCTCTACCCCAAACCCCCAAAAGTTGATTCCGACCTCCGGCTCCACGAATTGTTCCTTGCTCGGCACTCCATCAAGCCGAACGCCCGCCGAAAACCTTCCGTCGAACGAGTTGCCAAGGACGCGCAAGTCTGGCTGACGGCCTCCACCAGCGTCCCAGTTTGTTAGGCGAATGCCGTTGCGGTTGCTCGTTGAGCTTCGCTCCATCCTGTTGTTGAGAATCTTTGCGTCGTGGCACTGCTCAAGTCGAATGTCGTAGGCAGTTCCCTCGGAGTCTTCCGCCCTCTGCCCATAGTTGGCATCTCCTTGAAAGGGATTGCTGTGATAGAAAAGGATTCGCTCGATGTATATTTGCTTCCTCTTGCGGACATAGACCCCGTTATCGCGGTAGTTCATGTGGCCACCCAAAATGGTCAGCGAAGGCTCAACGCCTCTAGCCGTGGCAGCGTCGATGCGGATGCCGTCCTTGACAGCAACGGCCACGCAGTTGATGAACCGCCCTCCCTCTACACGCCTTGCGTCCGAAAACGCATAAAAGCCGACCTTGTAATGACGCGCCATGCAAGAATCGAGCAGCGGGCTGTAGCAGTCAGAAACGTCGATGCCGTAATTCCCCAAGTAGTCAGCAGAGTCGTCTTTGAAAAGGACTCCGAACTTTGAGTTTGTGGCATCTTCGTTCTGCGAAATTTCCACATCTGTGTCGTCCGGCTCCGTCGAAAACCGTTGCGACGGATTGCCGACAACCACGTTCGTCAGCACTGGGCGCGGCGAGTTTTTCACTACAACGCCGCGAGTCCAATATGCGGGAGTAGCAATGTCGTTGACCCCGCCTGTGCTGGTCACGATGTCAGGGCTGGTTATGAAAATGTTTTGTAAACTAACGCTTTCAGTCGATGCCGCCCCCCCTTGATTTTCCTCGATGTGCAGGGCCGTGCCGCAGCTTCCGCTTTGGGCGATAGCACGGATACTAATGTCGGAGATTTTGGCCGACAGTTGCGAGCCGTTTTTGTAAAAGTAAAACGCACCAGAACTGTTTTCCGCGCCGTTCACGGTAAAGATTGTCTCGCTGGTGCCAGCGCCCATCATGTTGACATAAGGGGCTGCTGTGTTGTTTAGCTGAACTCTGGTTGCCAGCCGGTAAGTGCCATTAGGAACATAAAGCGGCCTCTTGTTCTCAGAGCAAAATGTAACGGCCGCTTGAATGGCTGGGGCGTCGTTTGCCACGCCGTCGCCCACGGCACCAAAATCCTTTGCGTTGACCACATCGGCGAAGCGATCCGCAAGAGAGCGAGCGGCCGTGCCGCCAGTCGCCGTGATGGTTCCGATCTTTGCTTGGATCACCGCGCCGTCCGCAAGGTCAGAGGCTTGGATGTTGCTGATGGTCGATGAGTTGACCATCTGATTGAGCTTGGCTGGTGTGACGATTTCACCAGATGTCCATGAGTATCCTGTCGTTGCTTGTGCCATAATTATGCTGCGTGTCTGGTCTCGGTGTTGGGCAGGCCAGAGGCGGTGCCCTCAACGGAGACGTTGCGGATTTCTGGCCGGTTGGCCGTGGTTTCAAATTCCAGCTCGACGTAATGCGCCTTGCTGCGAATTGGGTTCTTTAAGGTGTAGTCTTCGGCAAGGCCGGAGGTGTTGGTCTGGCCGGGAACCAAGGTTGTCAGCGTGTCGGGGTTGACCGTGGCGGCGCGGACGGTGACGGACGCTTGGTTCGGCAGATAAACGTCGGCTAGTGATCGCAGGAAACGCTTGTTGTGCATGTTTCCAAAGCCGTAACGGCGCGTGCGAATGCGCCCCGGCACCGGCTCAATCACATTGGCCGCTTCGTTAGGCATCTGGTCGCCTTCTTCCAACTCGTCGAGCATCATCAGCTTGCCAGCACGATTACTGACAAAGACGCGGCGCTCACCACCGGAGTCTGCCACGGTAAAGTTTTCCACCCCAAAGCCCATGAGGTCTTTGCTCTCCCACTGCTCGTTGAGCTGGCTGTAGACGAACATGGTGGTCACGCCGGGATCACCCACTAGCGGCACCGCAATGTAGTAACGGTTGTTGTGGTAAAGGCCGACCGACCTGTAGGCGAGTGTCGCGTTGATGCGGTCGAAGTCATCGCTGATCGGGTCACTGAGGGGCTTGGTATCTCCGCGCAGCTTGAGGTCGAGCTTGGCGTCGAGGCGATGCACGCCGGAATCCGATAGGAAGTAGACAAAGTTGCCCGCCGTCTGAATGCTGCGACGCGCCGAGCAGCCGATCTCGTCGGTCAGCATGGTGAGCTTGCTGACTGGTGTGTCGATGGAAAAGTCGCCGCCGTCTGTGCTGGCAAACTGGTTGACCTCGGCAAGCCAGATGCTCTTGCGGCAGAATACCAAGAACGTGCCATCCACCCAAGGATGCACGGCGATAACGCGGTCGCTGCCGCCCACGCCGATACGGAAGGATTGCCAGTAGGGGTCAAAAGTGTCGGGATCGAGGATGTCGGAAAGCATCAAGTTCTGCCGACCATCCGGCACGATGAGCCGGTTGTTGATGTAGTGCGCCCATGGTGCCGAGCGCATGCGCCGGTAGGTAATGCCAACATCGGGGATGCCCGCCGTGGCGCGGACGAATCCGGTGGCGGGATCGCCGCTCCAGTAAAGCGGCGGCTTTACACGGCGGACGCGAATGCCCGCCACATTGCAGCCGGTATCGACCACCCCGCTCGGAACCGTAATGGTGAAGGAGTCTGTGGATGCCGTGGCAACATCGTATTCGTGGCCGTTGAACGCCTCTTTTGCCGCGCCCTCGATGCGGACGCGCATGCCAGCGGTGTATCCATGGCCGGTGACATTCACGGTCGCCGTGGTCGTGCTCACCGTAATTCCCGAGGCATTGGTATACTGCGTTTCCCATCCCGGTAGCGTCGTGTCCGCCTCTCGCAGCAAATACATCCGGTCGAACGCCTGCACCATTTCGACGTTGTCGGTGTCCTCGATGATCTCGTCGGGGTTTGTCGGATAGCTCAAGACCGTTGGCAATGTGCTG